TCTTGGTAAGACCACTCTTTGTCTTGTATGCATTATCACGCATAACCGCAAGGCGGGCATTAACGGGATTACCGTTTTTGTCAGTTGATGGAGCAATAAGTGTTTCAAATTTTTTACCATTAATATGGTACATACCGTCAGTTTCTTTCATAATTTTCTTGGGGTTTACCTTAACCATTATATATATAAATAATATAAAAAAGTTTTCACGAATTTTTGCTAAATTAGCGTTTCGAACGCAGATATTCGGCATAACGCATTTTACGACTGATTTGAGGATTGTTTCCTGACGTGTTTAACTTTGTATAATCTGCGCAATTTTGTTGTTTTATTTTTTTACAAAAATCGAATATATTAAACTTTGATGGCATATAAAATTGATTGGGAAAATAATTAAAGACTATATTATACTATATTATACTATAATGGCGTCTACTACTACTACGGATCTTGCTAAACAATATCAGCGAAAAAGCGATAAGGAACATATTTTGGATAATCCCGATACATATATTGGTTCTGTTGAAAATGTGGATGCGAATATGTGGGTTTATGACGACAATGAAAATGCAATTAAACATAAGACTATTGAATATATCCCTGGTCTATATAAATTATTTGATGAAGGAATTGTGAATTGTCGCGACCACGTTATTCGTATGATTAACAGTCCTATACTTGACAAAAAATTCGTTTCGCAAATTAATGTGAATGTGGAAAAGGATTTAATTACTTTCTATAATGATGGTAATGGCATTGATATTGCCAAACATCCGGAATATGATATTTGGATTCCCGAGATGATTTTTGGACATTTGCGCACATCTACTAATTATGATAAAACTGAAAAAAAGATTGTTGGGGGTAAAAATGGTTTTGGATTTAAACTTGTATTGATTTGGTCGACATATGGTAGAGTCGAGACGGTTGACCACATTCGGGGTCTAAAATATGTTCAAGAATTCCATAGTAATTTGGATACACTTGACCCTCCTGTTATTACTAAATGTAAATCTACTAAACCTTATACAAAGGTATCTTTTAAACCTGATTACAAGCGGTTCGGCATTGAAGGTATGTCTCAAGATATGCTGGATATGCTTAAACGCCGTACTTATGATATTGCCGCCGTTTCCGACCAATCCGTTAAAAAAATTAAAGTATTCTGGAATGACGTTCAAGTACCTGTTCGCAATTTTCAACATTATGTTGACCTATATATTGGTAGTAAAGGTGAGCATAAACGATTTCACGAAGCACACGACGAACGGTGGGAATATGTTGTTGCATTGTCCCCTACACAAGAATTTATGCACGTGTCTTTTGTAAATGGTATTTCGACTTCCAAAGGAGGAAAACACGTGGATTATATTATGGGCCAAATCACACGAAAACTATGTGATTATATTGAAAAAAAGAAGAAAATCAGGGTCAACCCCAGTTCTATTCGCGAGCAACTCATTTTGTTTTTGCGATGCGATGTTGAAAATCCATCATTCGATAGCCAGACAAAAGATTATATGAATACTCCCTTTGCTAAATTCGGGTCAGCTTGTACTGTTACAGACGGGTTTATTGACCGCATTGCTAAAATGGGTGTTATGGATACCGCGTGTAGTTTGTCGGAAATTAAAGAACAGCGTATTGCAAAGAAAACCGATGGAACTAAAACCAAAACCATTCGGGGTATACCGAATTTCATTGATGCCAACTTTGCAGGCACTCATCAATCCAAAGAATGTATTTTGATTTTGTGTGAGGGACTTAGTGCTATGTCCGGTATTGTATCTGGTCTAAGTAGCGATGACCGAAATATTATTGGTATTTACCCATTGAAGGGTAAGCTTCTTAATGTACGCGGCGAACAAATGAAACGTATTAGTGAAAACAAAGAAATTAATGATATTAAAAAGGTCCTCGCATTGGAAAGTGGTCGTGTTTATGAAACACTCACAGATGTCCAACAGTCTTTACGTTATGGTAAAATTATGATTTTGTGTGATCAAGATACAGATGGTTCACATATTAAAGGTCTCTGTATTAATATGTTTCATAGCGAATGGGCAAGTCTTATTAAAATGCAGGGGTTCCTCTCATTCATGAATACTCCTATTTTACGCGCAAAGAAAGGTACTTCTACAAAACTGTTTTATAATGACGGTGAGTATAATACTTGGAAGGAATCCAATGAAACCGGTTCAAAGGGTTGGAACATTAAATATTTTAAGGGACTTGGTACATCGACAGCAAACGAATTTAAAGAATATTTTGCAAATAAAAAAATAGTGGACTTTGAATATACCGGTCCAGAGAGCGACGATATTATTGACAAGGTGTTTAATAAAAAGAGAGCGGATGACCGTAAAACCTGGTTGAGTGGTTATGATAAAAACGCATATCTTGACACTACCCAACCAAACGCAAATTACCAAGATTTTGTGAACAAAGAACTTATTCATTTCAGTACTTATGATTGTGGACGTTCAATTCCAAATGTAATGGATGGATTGAAAACGTCTTTGCGCAAAATATTGTTTTCGGCATTTAAGCGTAATTTGACAAGTGAGGTAAAAGTCGCACAATTCTCGGGTTATGTATCTGAACACAGTTGTTATCATCACGGCGAAGCAAGTCTTAATGGCGCTATTGTAAATATGGCACAAACATACGTGGGTTCGAACAATATTAATTTGCTTATGCCAAATGGACAATTTGGTACTCGCCTTCAAGGTGGTGATGACAGTGCTTCGGAAAGATATATCTTTACGCAACTTTCATCAATTGCCCGATTTATTTTTCAAGAAGCAGATGACCCGATTTTGAGCTATTTGAATGATGACGGTACACGCGTTGAGCCTGAATATTATGTACCCATTGTTCCATTTGTATTGATGAATGGCATTTCCGGTATTGGTACTGGGTTTTCATGCTATATTCCTTCGTATAATGTTAAAGACATTATCACCTATCTAAGACTACGACTTACTGATAAACCGGTCGACAAATTCGAGTTTATACCATATTACGAAGGATTCAAGGGCAAGATTTCAAAGATTATCGACGAGCCAAAAAAATATTTGATCAAAGGTGTTTATGAAACAATTGACGACAATAAAATTCGTATTAAAGAACTACCTGTTGGCACATGGACAATGTCGTATGTGTCATTTTTAGAAGGACTTGTTGACGGCGTTACCAAAAATGGAAAAAAACAACCTTCCGAAATTCGCGATTTTGTATCTCTTTCTACCGAAATTAACGTTAATATTGAAATCACATTTCCTCGCGGTAAACTTACGACACTTGAGTCAATCGTTGATGCAAATGGAATCAATGGGGTTGAGAAATTACTGAAACTAACTACTACTACCAGCACAACTAATATGCATCTATTTGACCCGAGTCATAAACTGAAAAAATACAATAATGTTTCCGAAATTATTGAAGAATTTATTATTATGCGTATGAAATTTTATGAAATTAGAAAAGCATTTCTTATGTCCGTTTTGCGCAAAAAGTTATTGAAGATGACCAACAAGGCGCGATATATTAACCAGATTCTAAACAACGAAATCGATTTGCGTCGTAAAACCTCACAAGATGTACACGACCTTCTCGACGGATTGGATTACTACAAAATTGACGATAATTATAAATATTTGACAAAAATGCCAATGGATTCCGTTACTACCGAAAACGTTGAATACATTATGAACGAGAAAAAAGAGACACAAGAAGAACTCGAATATTTGACAAATATGAGTATTCAACGTATGTGGTACAGCGAACTGGGTACACTTGAATACGAATATGATAAATATAAATTATATAGAATGAAACTCCAAAGCAGCGAGTTTAATAAAAAAACAGCAAAAAAAACAACCACAAAGAAGAAGGTTGCACCTAAAAAAAAATAATTATACTTAATAAATTATTATATTTAATAAAATAACTTATAAACCATTCAATATATTTATTATATTGAATATGTTGAATTTACCCAAAGGCTTTTTTGATACTTTACTTAACAATACAAATTCTAAAATTGCACTTGTAACCGGTATTACTGGACAGGACGGGTCTTATTTGGCCGAACTGTTATTAGAAAAGCAATATATGGTTTATGGTATTATACGTAGATCTTCTAATATTAACACCCAACGCATTGAACATCTATATAATAATCCAAAACTAAAATTAGTATATGGAGACCTATCCGATTCCAATAATCTTTTCCAAATCATTTTTAATATACGTAAAGAACAACCAGATATGAAGTCATTTGAAGTTTATAATTTGGCAGCACAATCGCACGTAAAAGTATCATTTGAAATGCCAGAATATACTGGCAATGTCGATGGATTGGGGACACTTCGCTTATTGGATGCAATTCGACAGAATGATATTCAACATATAACTCGCTTTTATCAGGCATCTACCAGTGAATTATATGGTCTCGTTCAGGAAACACCTCAATCCGAAACAACACCATTTTATCCCCGCAGTCCATATGGGGTTGCAAAATTGTATAGTTATTGGATTACTAAAAATTATCGCGAATCCTATGATATGTTTACATGCAATGGTATATTATTTAATCACGAATCTCCTCGCCGTGGTCATAATTTTGTAACTAAGAAAATTACACAAGCCGTTGCAAAAATTTCAAAGGGTCTACAAGACTGTTTGAAAGTCGGCAATATAGACGCAAAGCGGGATTGGGGACACGCAAAAGATTATGTACACGGTATGTGGCTTATGTTACAACAAGATAAATGCGATGATTACGTGCTCGCAACAGGTGAAACTCATACTGTAAGAGAATTTATTGAAAAGGCATTTAATCACGCAGATATATTTATTACCTGGGAAGGCACTGGTGAAAATGAGATTGGGATTGATAAAAGCGATGGTCACGTTTATGTACGTGTTGACCCACAATATTACCGACCGTGTGAAGTTGAATTATTATTAGGGGATGCTACAAAAGCGAATAAGGAACTCGGCTGGAAACCCAGTATCGATTTTGACACGCTCATCAAAAATATGGTCGATTATGACATTGAAAATATTTGACCATTTTGAACTGGACTGCCTGGAACTATCACATTGTATAAATATAAACTACTCTTGTATTTATATACAGGGTGTTTCCAACGCTCTATACAAATGTTATTATGTGCCAAATCATGGATATGCATTTTTTTTATATTTTCTTTTACAAATAATCCACATAAATAATCAAAACCCCTACAAAAATCATCAGGGTTCTCCATAATACTATAACTACTCACAAAATCCAATATATATCCCTCTTCATTTTCATCATACGTTTGGGTTTTTTTAAATACGTATATTCCACATATATTCTCTAATATATAGTATAAATAAATGATAACATCATTATCATAAACCAAATCATAACATATCTTGTAATCCATTCGCATATTTGTTACAAATTCCTGAATTTTTTGTAATTGCTGAGAACCTCCCTTTATTATAAAATGACCCTGGGGTAATGTATACTTTTTATCTTTATAATCTAATCTCACACAATATGTATCATAACACACTAACGGCACTACCCCATCGAAATCGTCTATGTTTTTTCGCATTAAAAAACCTTGATTATCTGGACATTGATTCATTATATTATATACATGACTCTGTAATAACGTTCTATTTATCTTCTTATTATCTTTTTCGTTTTTCTCACAACATTGATGTACAATATATTGTAAATTCATCCCATTAAATAATATTGGTTTGCTACCTATCATCCCCTGCACATAATCCATTTTGTTTATTTGTAATTTTCCATCATTATACTTAAATGTTTGATCAATATAATTACTAATAAAACAAGGATATTGAGAACCTTTATATATCTCATCAAGTGATTTTTCGTTTATTTCGTATAATAATTCGTCACTTTCTATATAATTAGTTTGCAATAACGCTATAATCTTGGACTTGACCTCTAAATCAAGGTATTTTTCGGTTTTAACTCTAAGACAATCGTAATATTTCGATTTATAAGGTTGTTTCAAATATACATAGGGTTCTCCGTAAAATATATTAAATAAATCATAACTATGATAAACCGGCTGACTGGACCAATAAGGATATCTTATTTTAATATAGGCCAAATATATTATAATTGTAATAATTAATACTGCAATTATAAGATCAAACATTAATATATAATTATATTGTATTTTGGTGCATTTTTTCAAATATCACAATTATAATTATAACCATTATTAATTCGTACATATTTTATACACATATACAATTATTTTTATTTCATTTATCATACTCTTTATTATGAATGTAGAGAACCTGGTCAATGTATTTTTTCAAATACATACAAAAACTGATGATTATCTCCATTGACATTCAACATCTTTGCCTTGGCATGAACGTGGAATCCACATTTTTGGGCCATATTTATAATCGTATCAATCGACTCAGTATATAGTGTGTGCTCTTGTTCCCGTTTTTGTTTGTTCTCGAAATCTTCAAATAATTCATTTATTATAATTTTATTCCGCTTTGATTTAATATCATAATTTCCAATATAAGAGAACCCATCAAAGTCTATTTTACTCTTTGTTATTCGTTGTTTTGAAAACTTCTGAGGATTCATTATTAATTTCGGTTTAACTGCGGGAACAGTCGTATCAAATTTGTCAACGTTTACTAAATGAACTATAAAATAACCATTGTGTTTCAACCACCGATTTGCGTTATTGAACAATTTATATTTATCTTTGAATTCATAAACCGTCATATTTGTACACATTACGTGACTAAATGTATTGGGTTCAAATGTTAATGGGTCATTTGCATTTCCATTGCGGATATTTAAATTCTCATATTGTTCGCGCGATTTATTTATCATACTTTGCGACAACTCCAAACCGTGTATGCTATAACCTTGGGATTTAAAATGATTCATTAAACAACCCGTTCCACTTCCTAAATCCAACATATTTGACCTATTAACACTTGGTTGCGTCATATCCACCATTTCTACCATTTCGTGATAACTGCGTTCTTCGTTACAAAATAATTTATCGTATACCTCTGTATAAAATTCATCATAAATAGACTGTCCCTCTTTAAATATATAAGGGCATTTTTGATCAAATCCTTCTACATACTCGTATTCAGGTACCATTAAATATTTGTATACTAAATACAAGATTGCTATAAACGAAACAAGTATCAATGGTTGTAAAATTTGATTTTTATGTGTGCGTATTGTAATAAAATTATATAGATTGATTAACATATATTTGTGATTTATATAATAAAATCACAAATTAACTTTCTTGATTTCTTAATTGCGTGCGGCTATGATTAAAAAACATATCGTTTCCAATATTTGGATGAAATTTATCCTTTGTTTCAAACCCAAAGCGTCTAAATAATAAGGCGTGGGTTTCATCACTTTCACTTGGTTGTATGGTTGATTTATACAAATCACTGTTACTGCTGGGAACGTAAATATTTGAACCGTATTTGGCATTAGGAGTGCCAATGTTTTTTAAATGACTTTCAACACCTACATTACTCATAAATCCGGAAACGTGGGATTTAGTATTTCCCGGATTAAATGTTTGTTGAGGTAAAAACGCTAAATGCTCTTCTAATAACACTTTGCTATTTTTATCGAATATTTTAGATGGATATACACTTTGTTTTGTACTCATTGGTCTAAAATCAAAATTCGGTTGTAAGTCACTATCGGGTATCAAGCGATTATTAATACGTCTATTTAAGTCTTCCGTACGGTCGTGTTGTCCAATCACTAAATGGGGGGTATTTGGATTAATTCTTTGTTCTCTTTGCATTTATATATTAGTACTATAAAAGTTATTTTCAATTAATCTTTTTATTGAAATTGTATGCTTAACTTCATCAATGTTTATTTTACGGCTATATTTGTCTGGGTAATTACAAATGTCTTTCAATAATTTCCAATCTTTTTCCACATCTCCTGTTAAATGTATAACATTTTGGGGGAAATATGTGTCGATATTTACACATCCCATATATATCGGTACCGTATTGTATAGTAACGTGTCCATTATGTTTTTACTAAAATAATGACTGCTTTCATAGTTCTCAATGCAAATATGATATTTGTAATCTTCCAACATTAAACGTTGATCTTTAAACTTACCCTTTAATCTATTATCTGATGTTTTCCAATAATATTTGCACCCATGCCCATAAATATCAATAGGCAAATTACTTTCCAATATCTTATTTGCCAATACGTGTCTATATTTATGTCCCTCTGCTTGAAGTTTATTTGAAATCATAATCGACATTAAATTTGTCTTTTCTTGTTTAACTTCTTTTAATGGGGTAATATGCCACATATATGCAAAATGCTCCATAAAAGGTGCAGGTAAATCCCCTTTGCTTCCTATAAAATATTTTCCTATGTATTTTTGTGCATAATCTACAAATTGGGGGGTTAATCCTAAAAATTGTATGGGCTCGAATGCTAAACCAATCACATTTTCTTTGGGTATTTTTAATTCGGGCATTGGTGTATTTAATAATATTGCATGCGTATAATCATCGTCATTTGTAAAACAATATACTGTATTGTATTCCGGGTCATCTTTTAACTCGGACGTTTCTATAAATGGTTTTGAACAATCTGAGCCCGGGGATGCAAAACTACAAAATATACGTATTTTTATCATTGTAATATCTATGTTTATATTTTTATATAAAATTAACGTTATGTTTATGTTCAATGATTACTTTTGTAACGTCGTGGTACATTGTAAAGGCAAAATTTAATAAAGAATTATATGCTCAATGGATAAATAATTTATTAGCAAATGTAAATAACTTTAATTTGGTTATATTTACCAATGAAGAAAGTAAATATATGATTGAACCCTATTTGAAAAATAAAAAAATCAAAGCTATTATTTATGAATGGGATGAATTTTCAACATATAAATACAAGGATAAATGGGTTTCAAATCATAAGATTAACCATTCATTAAATAATATGGTTCACTGGAAATTAAATATGTTATGGAACGAAAAAATAAATATGGTGAAAATTGTGAAAGATAGATTAATATTTCCAAATAATATTTTTGGATGGTGTGATATTGGCTATTTCCGGTGTAATTCGGCAAGTATTGATTTTGATACTATAAGACAGTGGCCAAATGAAGATAAAATAAACAGCATTGATAAACATAAAATTTATTACAATCAAGTATGTAATAGTTATTATTTAAATAATCTTGTTCGTCATATATTAACAAAAAATGACACTGATTTACCCGTTACACCTATACCATATAATCAAGTATCCATTGCGGGTGGGTTTTTTTTAACACACTGCGAAAACATTAATTGGTGGTGGAATACTTTTTATAAACGTCTTGAATTATATTTTGACAATAATTATCTTGTAAAAGATGACCAAATAATCGTGATTGACTGCATTGCAAATAATTTAAAGCATTTCAAATTAATCAAACAACAACCTGGATTTGACCCGTGGTTTGGATTTCAAACGTATTTATTGTAAATATTCAAGAATATAAAAATAATTATATATTTTACTATATAATGATTAGCATTTTAATGCCAATTTATAACGGCATTGAGTTTATTGACGAATCTATAAGCACTATTCTGTATCAAACATATACAGATTGGGAACTTATTGTAGGTATAAATGGTCATTTACCCGATTCTGATGTTTATAAAATAGCACAAAAATATGAAGAAAAAGATCAACGTATTAAAGTGTATGATTTACATCATATTAAAGGAAAGTCCAATGCATTAAACGAAATGATAAATTATTGTAAATATGATTGGGTTAGTTTATTGGACGTTGATGATAAATGGCTTCCAAAAAAAATGGAATCACAAACACCATATATGGATAATTATGATGTAATTGGTACTCAATGTAAGTATTTTGGTGATTTACAGAATGTTCCAGAATTACCAATGGGAAATATTAATCATTTTAATTTTTTTAATTTTAATCCTATGATAAATAGTAGTTTTTTAATGAAAAAAATATATGCATATTGGAATTCTCAACACGATGGTGTAGAAGATTATGATTTATGGCTTAAATTGTGGAAAGAAGGAAAACAGTTTTTTAATGTCGAAACAATACAAGTAATGCATAGAATTCATCAAGATAGTGCATTTAATGCAAAAGGTAATAATTTAAAAGTTGAAGATTTAAAGAGGAAATATTGTGTTTAAATGAAATAGATATAAAGATTTATATCTATTTTTATCATAAATGGTAAAAATCGCCTTTCACGACAACTGTCTTTGTGAAAGAGGAACTACAATATCAGTATATGATTATGCCTATTATAATAAGCATTATCTTGGAAATGAAAGTATTATAATGTATATTGGAAATGATAAAAGAAATGTGCCTGATGTAATCGAAAAATTTAAAAAAGAATTTACTTTAAAACCTTATAACAATTGGCAACAAGAAGCAGATAAAATATTAAAAGACGAAAAATGTGATATTTTATATATGCAAAAAGCGGGAGAATGGGATGGAAAAATGGCATCTCCAAATATCTGTAAAAGCATTATTCATTGTGTATTTAATACTCAAAAACCTCATGGGGATGTTTATGGTAAAATATCTAATTGTTTTGGAGGAAATTATCGTGTAGTGAACTATATGGTTAATTTACCAAATGTTAATACAAATATGAGAAAGGAATTAAATATACCAGAGGACGCGATTGTATTTGGTCGTCATGGCGGAACGGACCAATTTAATATTAGTTATGTTCATAATGTTATAAATAAAATAACAGATGAATATCCAAATATATATTTTTTGTTAGTAAATACAGATAAATTTTGTAATGAAAAGCCCAATATTATTCATTATGGAAAGATAATTGATTTACATAAGAAAGTAGAATTTATAAATACTTGTGACGCAATGATTCACGCAAGACAAATGGGAGAAACTTTCGGTGCTTCAGTATCCGAATTTTCTATAAAAAATAAACCAGTGATTACGTGTAGACTAGGTCCCGATCTTGAACATTTAAAAATAATGAAAGACAAATGTATTACATATGAAAATGAAAATGAAGTATATAATATTTTTAAAAGTTTTACAATACATTTGGCTGAAATTAAAAAAAAAGAATGGAATGCATATAGTGAATACACTCCTGAAAATATAATGGATAAATTTAATGAATTATTTATAAAACCGTGTTTGAATTAATTTAATTTAAAGATAATTTATTAAATTAATTTAAAGATAATTTATTAATTTAATTATAATGATATCATTTCTACACCGCTTAAAAAAAATAGATTTTATTCCTAATAAAGTATTAGATATAGGTGCTGAAAAAGGTAGTTGGACTGAATCATCGTTAAAAATATTTAATTCTTGTACTTATACTTTAATTGAACCAATCGGATATAGCGAATTAAATAAATTTAAAAATCATTTAGATAAATTTACAGTAATAAATACAATATTAAATAATTATGATGGAGAAGTTGATTGGTATGAAATGAGAAATACAGGTGATTCTATAAACAAAGAAAGAACACACCATTTTAACAATTGTTTACCATTAAAAAAAGAATGTAAACAATTGGACACAATATTTAAAAATGAAAACTTTGATCTAATAAAAATAGATGTTCAAGGCGCAGAAATAAAAGTTTTAGAAGGTGGGAAAGAATTGATAAAAAATACTTCATTTATTATAATAGAAATGCCATTTATGTGTCAATATAATGAAAATACGCCCAATTTTTTAGAACATATAAAGAAGCTAGATGAATTAGGGTTTATACCATATGATATAGTAGAACAACATAGATGTGATGAAACATTATTATTCCAAGTTGATATATGTTTTATAAATAAAAACTACGAGTTAAATAAGAGATTTCAAACTAAAATAGATAATATGGGTAAATCATAAATTAAATACATAATTAAATATATTATTATATATGATTATAATACCTTTAGGTATAGATTGTGGTATAGCGTCATATTTAAAAGATAAAAATCTTAGGAATATATCATTACCATTTGATTGGAGTGTACCATACAATGGTGTTTCAAAAATATTTGAAAATAATTTTAAAGAATTATTACCTGATTCTGGAACAATAAATAAAAATTATGAAATTAATTTTGTACATAACATTTTTCCAAGAGATAAAGAAATGATGACAAGACGAATATCAAGATTGATAGAT